ACTTTGTTCGCTGATGAAGAAGAATTGTCAGAAGAATTTAAAACGAAAGCCGCTGGTCTGTTTGAAGCTGTAGTAACAGCCCGTGTATCAGCTGAAATCGAAGAAATCGAAAAAGAGCTGGCTGAAGAAGCCAAGGTCGCACAAGAAACATTCATGGAAGAAATGGTTCAAAAGGTTGATGGATACCTGAACTATGTAGCCGAAAACTGGATGAAAGAAAATGAACTCGCTATTGAGCGCGGTCTGCGCAACGAGATCACTGAATCATTCGTCGGTTCCTTGAAGGAAGTTTTTGCCGAGCATTACATCGAAGTTCCACAAGAGAAATATGATGTTCTGGGCGAAATGCAGAGTGAAATCGAATCACTCAAAGCCAAACTTGATGAATCAACTGAACAAAAAGTTGAGTTGTCTACTGCTAAAGTCGAACTTGAAAAAGCTGCTGCAATCAAAGAAGCTACCGCTGACTTGACTGTAACAGAATCTGAAAAGTTTGGTAAACTCGTAGAAGATGTGGCTTTTGACAGCGACTATGCTGAAAAATTGTCAGTGATCAAGGAAAATTATTTCCCTGCTCAAAAAGCATCTGAAGAAGATAAACTCGTTGATGACGAATCAATTACTGAATCAGTAGATGGTAGCTCACCAATTAGCATTTATACTCGTGCGATTTCGAAATCGGTAAAAAGATAATTTTTTATAAATAATAACAGTTAAAACTAACTAAGCAAGGAGACGAAAGATGTATCTTTCAGAATCACAAATGGAAAAATGGGCTCCAGTATTGGACCACCCAGAACTTCCAGAAATCAAGGACGCTCATCGTCGTAATGTTACGGCAGTCGTTCTTGAAAACCAAGAAGCCGCTCTGCGCGAAGAGAAACAAGCTCTCTTCGAATCAGAAAACGCTACTGGTGCTTCTATCGACAACTACGACCCAGTATTGATTTCTCTGGTTCGTCGTGCGTTGCCAAACCTGATGGCTTATGATGTCTGTGGCGTTCAGCCAATGACTGGTCCAACTGGTTTGATCTTCGCAATGAAGTCACACTTCACATCGCAAACTGGCACTGAAGCTCTGTTCAACGAAGCTGACACAGACTTCTCTGGCACTGGCACACACGCTGGTTCTAACCCAGTTGACGGCACTTACACTACAGGCACTGGCATGGCCACTGCTACTGGTGAAAGCCTCGACCCAGCTGAAATGGCTTTCTCAATCGAGAAAACAACCGTAACAGCTAAAACTCGCGCGCTGAAAGCCGAATACACAATCGAACTGGCTCAAGACTTGAAAGCAATTCACGGTCTTGACGCTGAAAGCGAATTGTCAAACATCCTGTCTCAGGAAATTCTGGCTGAAATCAACCGCGAAGTTATCCGCACAATCTACAAAGTTGCTAAAACAGGTTCTGCCTCTACAGCAACTGCTGGCACATTCGACTTGGACGTTGACTCCAATGGTCGTTGGTCGGTTGAGCGTTTCAAAGGTCTCCTGTTCAACATCGAACGTGATGCCAACGTAATTGCTCAAGACACTCGTCGCGGTAAAGGTAACTTCATCGTATGTTCATCTGACGTAGCTTCTGCTCTGTCAATGGCTGGCGTTCTGGATTATGCTCCAGCTCTGTCAACTGACCTGAACGTCGATGACACAGGTAACACTTTTGCTGGTGTTCTGAATGGTCGCTATCGTGTTTATATCGATCCATATTCAGCAAACACTGGTGCTGCTTCTCAGTTCTACGTTGTTGGCTATAAAGGTTCTAGTGCTTATGATGCTGGTATCTTCTACTGCCCATACGTGCCGCTGCAGCAAGTTCGCGCCATTGACCCAACTGACTTCCAGCCAAAAATCGGCTTTAAGACTCGTTACGGCATGGTCGCTAACCCATTCGTAACACAGTCTGACGGCACGACTGACGCTGACACATTTACAGCTGACCGTAACCAATACTACCGTTCGGTTAAAGTTACAAACCTGATGTAAATAATAAGAGTTGGGTTTACCAACCACTACTATCAAGGGGCAGTTTTCGGACTGCCCCTTTTTTATTGCGTATAAATAGAGTATGGCATACAATCCTATTTCAACAGTTTCAGAAGCATCGTTCGACTCTAGTAATCCTACTGAGTTGGACTTCTTGCGCCCTAATGGTTTCCGCTTTCAGATTGCGAATATCCCACAAGTTTCGTTCTTCTGTCAGGCAGCTAACATTCCTCAAATGTCTATTGGTTCTCCGGAAATGCAAACGCCATTGGCTAACATCCCCTTTCCAGGAGATAAATTACAGTTCGGTGAATTGCTGATCAGATTTCTTATCCAAGAAGACATGGCTAATTATGTCGAGTTATATAACTGGCTCACAGGGTTAGGGTTTCCAGAGAGTCACGAACAATATACCAGTTTTATTAAGTCTCAGGAGTATCGCTCTCCTTTGGCTCGCAAGGATGCAAAAGAGGCACTCGCACAAGTCAGTGATGCCACTCTGTTTGTTCTAGACTCTAACAATAATCCTAATGTGAAGATTACATTCGTAGATGCCTTCCCTACAAGTTTGGAAGGTTTAGACTTCGATATCTCTCAGGGTGCTGGAGATTATTTTGTAGGTATCGCTGGATTTAGATACCGCACCTTCAAGATTGAATCTGTTTAGTCTTGACTTTTTTTGAAAACTACTATATTATAAATGCATGATTACTCTAAAAGAACTCCAAGATGAGTGGGCAGTTGACTGTAAGATTGACGAGTTAGAACTCGGTAAAGCTACAATCAAAACAGCTGAACTTCACTCCAAATACCTCAATCACCTTTCCAACTTTAAGCTACAGTTGCGCAAGTCCGAAGCTACATTCTTTAAACTTCGGCGTGTCAAGCAACAGTATTGGAGAGGCGAATTATCAAAACAAGAACTCGATGCACTCGGTTGGGATCAATGGCTTGGCAACAAACCGTTGAAGAACGATATGGCAGAGATGATTGAATCTGATCAGGATTTACAAGAGCAAATGAATAAGGTTGAATATATCCGCACTGTCGTAGATTTTCTCGACCGTGTCATGCGCTCTCTACACAGTCGGACTTGGGATATCAAGAATGGTATCGAGTGGACTAAATTTACAAATGGTCTTATGTAATGGCTGATATTACTGTCACATATAAAGATGCTGTAAATCTCAGCGTTGAATGTGACACTGGCATTCTCCAAGAAATAAATGACTTCTTTACCTTTGAGGTTCCAGGAGCGAGGTTCATGCCAGCTTATCGTTCTCGTATGTGGGATGGTAAAGCTAGATTGTTCAATATGTTCAACAAGGAACTGCCTGTTGGGTTGATTAAATACCTAGAAGATTTTGCCGCTCAACTCGAATACAAAGTTGACAATCAGGTCGAATCATTGGGTGATATTGTTTCTTCACAATATATTGAAAAGTATGCCAAAGATTTAAATTTACATTCAGGCGGTAAACCTATCGAGATACGCGACTACCAAATACAGGCAGTCCGAAAGGGTATCCAAGGTGCTAGGTCATTACTGTTATCACCGACTGCATCAGGTAAGTCCCTCATCATCTATACTTTGATGAGATACTTTCAGGAACGTAATAAGAGACAACTCATAATTGTTCCTACAACATCACTTGTGGAGCAGATGTATGGAGACTTCCAAGACTATGCTAGTGAAGTAGAGTGGGCAGCGAGCGAAAACTGTCACCGTATCTATGGTGGTAAAGAAAAATCTAATGAGTATCCTGTGACCATATCAACATGGCAATCTATTTACAAGTTCCCGAAGAAATGGTTTGAGAAGTTTGATGTTGTGTATGGTGACGAAGCGCACTTATTCAAAGCGAAATCTCTCACAACTATCATGAACAAATGTCAAAACGCTCATTGGCGTTTCGGAACTACAGGAACATTAGACGGAACTAAGACTCATCGCCTTGTGCTGGAGGGTTGCTTTGGTCCAGTCACTAAAGTAATAACAACAAAAGAACTGATGGAGGATGGTAGAGTCGCAAACCTCGACATCACCTGCCTCCTGTTAGAGCATACCGACGAGGAAAAGAAACTCCACAAAACTCTTAAATATCAAGAAGAAATAGACTGGATTGTCAGAGATGATTGGCGTAATAACTTTATCACAAACCTCGCGCTAGACCGTGAGGGTAACACACTTGTATTGTTTCAGTTTGTTGAGAAACATGGTAACGTTTTATATGAAAAAATAAAAAGCAAATCAGGAGAGGGTCGACCGATATATTTTGTGTATGGTGGAACCGACACAGAGCAGCGTGAAAAGATT